ATTGCCAACCGAGGACTTATGCCAGTTCCTCTACGCTACTATGCAGCGCACACAGGGCGCTGGGGTGGTGATGACAAACTGAACCTTCAAAACATACCACGCAATTCCCAGCTTAAACAAGCCATCATTGCACCAGTTGGTTATGTAATCATCGATTCGGACTCTTCTCAGATTGAAGCCCGTACGTTAGCATGGCTAGCAGGGCAGGATGATTTGGTTCAAGCGTTTGAAGACGGTGAAGACGTGTACAAAATAATGGCCTCGGCTATCTACGGCAAACCCGAGAGCAAGATTACTAAAGACGAGCGGTTTGTAGGTAAGACAACCATCCTTGGTGCAGGGTACGGTATGGGTGCGGCTAAGTTCCAAGCCCAACTTAAAAACTTTGGTGTGGATATAGCCCTCCACGAAGCCCAACGCATCATTAATACCTACCGTCAAACTTACCCAAAGATTACGGAATTATGGAAAACCGCAGAGTTAGCACTGGAAAGCATTTTGCGTGGTAATGCAATGGATTTTGGTAGGGGCGGCATCTTAAAAGTAGATGGCAAGGATGGCACTTTGTTGCCCAATGGTCTGTACCTCAAGTACCCAAACTTACGTAAACGCACCGACCCCGATACCGGTAAATTTGAATTGGTTTACGATACCAAAAAGGGTAAAACCACTATACCTAACCGCATATATGGTGGTAAAGTGATTGAGAACATGTGCCAAGCACTTGCTCGAATTGTGATTGGTGAGCAGATGCTTATGATTGCCAAGAAGTACAAAGTGGTGATGACGGTGCATGATGCCATTGCTTGCGTAGTACCTGAAAACGAAGCAGAAACTGCTAAAGAGTACATCGAACTATGTATGCGCATACGTCCTAAGTGGGCATTAGAATTACCTTTGAATTGTGAGGCTGGATATGGAAAAAGCTACGGGGACTGTTAGTGTCGTTTGGTCATTCAGCAGCTTAAAGACATTCCAGCAATGTCCACGCAAGTACTACCACACCAAGATAGCTAGGGATGTGGTTGAGCCTGATACAAAAGCTACGCTGTATGGCAAAACGGCACATACTGTTGCCGAAGAATACATACGTGATGGAACCCCGATCCCCCCTGCGTTTGACTACATGAAACCAACATTGGATACATTGAATGCGATACCGGGGGAGAAGTTATGCGAAGTAAAGCTTGGGTTGACAAAGAACTTGGAAAGCTGCGATTTCGATGCACTGAATGTTTGGTGGCATGGAATAGCCGACTTGGTGATTATCAATCAGGAGAAGAAGATAGCCCACTCGGTAGATTACAAAACAAGCAAGAGTGCGAGATATGCGGACGTGAAGCAATAGGACCTTGTTGCTTGTGGCCTATTTGCCAAGTTCCCCCAACTGGAAAAGATTAAATCAGCGTTAGTGTTTACAGTATCTAAAGAATTTGTAAAGGCTATCCATCACAAAGAGATGTTTGAGAAGTACATAGAAGCGCCAGCTAAAGATGTTGCAAGGATTGAAGCGGCGAAAGAAAATGGTGTGTGGAACCCTAAGAGCGGCCCGCTATGCAAGTTTTGCGCAGTGAAAGATTGTGAATACAACAGGAGCTAATGATGCCCTACGTTAATAAACCAAGACCATACAAAAAAGAATACCAACAGCAAGTAGAGCGAGGCGAATTGCCAAAACGCATGGAGCGCCAACGTGCTCGAAACGAAATGGATGCTAAGGGTATTGACCGTACAGGCAAGGATATTGACCATGCAATTCCTTTAAGCAAAGGCGGCACTAACGCGCCGAGTAACTTAAAGCTCAAGCCTCCGAGCGCCAATCGTTCCTTTAGCCGCAACTCAGACCATACAGTCAAGGTCAACAAACCAAAGAAAAAATGAACCTATCAGAATACGAATGGCCTAGGCCACATGGTTTTACACCGTTCGACCATCAGAAGTCCACTTCAGAATTTTTAATAAACAACCGCAAAGCTTTTTGCTTCAATGAGCAAGGCACAGGTAAAACGGCATCAGTAATTTGGGCGGTTGACTACTTGATGCAGGTAGGGATAGTTCAGCGCGTATTGATTGTCTGCCCTTTGTCGGTTATGAAGGCAGCATGGCAAGAGGATTTGTTTAAGTTTGCTATACACCGCAGAGTAGCTGTAGCGCATGGTGATCGTGAGAAACGCAAGCGCATTTTGCAGAGCAATGCCGAGTTTGTCATAGTCAACTTTGATGGTGTGCAGATCATTAAGAAAGAAATCTTAAACGGTGGGTTTGACCTAATCGTTATAGACGAGGCATCAGCATACAAGAACGCGCAGACTGACAGATGGAAAACTATGCGCGACCTAAGCCGTAGCATCAAAGGGTTATGGATGCTGACAGGTACTCCAGCAGCGCAGTCCCCCGTAGATGCGTATGGACTAGCTAAATTGGTGAACCCCAAAGGAGTGCCTTTGTTTTTCGGGCAGTTCAGGGATTCGGTTATGTACAAGATCAGTGACTACCGCTGGATACCCAAAGACTCTGCCAAGACTACAGTACACACTGTGCTGCAACCAGCCATCAGATTTGAAAAGTCTCAGTGTTTGGATTTGCCTGATGTAACTTTCGTAGAGCGCGAAGCACCACTTACACCACAGCAAGTCAAGTACTACAACGTACTAAAGAAGCAGATGCTTTTTGAAGCGGCAGGGGAAGAAATCTCTGCGGTCAATTCAGCAGTAAAGATCAACAAGCTGCTTCAGATATCTGGCGGCGCAGTGTATTCGGATAACAAAGAAGTAATAGAGTTTGACGTGTCCAACCGACTGCAAGTGGTCAAGGAGATCATTGATGAGTCGAGCCACAAGGTGCTGGTGTTTGTCCCTTTCACGCACACTATTGAACTTCTAAACAAGTACCTAGCTAAGCACCGTATCACATGCGACACAATCAATGGGGCAGTGTCGGCGAACCGCCGAGCCGAGATCGTTAAAGAGTTTCAGAACAACCCTGACCCCAAAGTGCTAATCATCCAGCCGCAAGCTGCATCCCACGGGTTAACCCTAACTGCGGCTAACACTGTTATTTGGTACGCTCCCACCTCCAGCGTAGAGACCTACCTCCAAGCCAATGCGCGTATTGATAGGCCGGGGCAGCGCAACCCTATGACCGTAGTACACATAACGGGTAGTCCAGTAGAAGCTCGCTTATACAGTTTACTGCGTGGAAACATCACAAATCATAACAAAATAATTGATCTGTACCAACAAGAAATCATGGAAGCCCCTTGACAATGTTCAATCGTGTGATACATTAGATGCGTGGGGAGTCACCCACATCCCTTAACCGATTAGGAGAATTAGATGGAAGAAGTTCTAGAAGCACCGAGAGTGTCAGTTGACAAGTTAGCTGCGCTCTACATACGCATACGCGACAAACGCGCTGAAAACAAACGAGCATTTGAGGCCACGGATTCTGACTTGGAAGAGCAGATGAAAGTGCTGGCTACAGAAATGCTTGATGTGTGCAAAGGCATGAACGCCGATAGCATCCGCACAGAACACGGCACGATCATTCGTTCAGTTAAGTCACGGTATTGGACTAATGATTGGGATTCAATGTACAACTTCATTGAGGAGCACAGTGCATTTGGCCTGTTGGAGAAACGACTTCATCAAACAAACATGAAGGACTTTCTTGTTGAGAATCCCGATGTTTATCCGAAAGGCATGAACGTTGAAAGCGAATACACCGTGGTGGTTAGACGAGCAAAGGAAAAATGAAATGACAGACTCAGAATTGAGAGAACGTGCGTTGGAATTTATTTTGCAGATATCGGAGAACGTACTGTTAGCCGACCAAGAAATGGAACCGTTGGCTATGGATAACTTAGACAACATATTGACTGGCGCACAACAGATTTATGATTTTTTAAAAGGTGAAACTAAATGAGCAATTTGACTATTCTTGACCAATCGTTACCCGACTTCTTGCAAACTGCTGGAGTCAGCGAGCTTACGAAGCAATTGGCTGGCCGTAGCGGGGTTAAACGTATTGTCCCTAAGAACGGCATATTCCGCAAAATGGTAGGCGGCGAAGAGATGGGTAAAGTTAAAGGTAGTCTTGACACTATTGTTGTTAACGCATCCCCCCATGTAGGGCGTATTTTCTATGCACAAGCATGGACTCCCGATGCCGAGCCGACTGCGCCAGACTGCTTCTCTAATGATGGACGTGCGCCCGATGCAGGTTCAACAAACCCCCAAGCAGAGCGCTGCGATAGCTGCGATCAGAACATTAAAGGTTCGGGCCAAGGTAATTCCAAAGCTTGCCGGTATTCCCGCCGCATTGCATTGACTTTGGTTGAGGACTTTGGCACTTCTTTAGAGGGTTCTGTGTATCAAATGAACTTGGCATCCAAGTCTTTGTTTGGTGATGGCGCAGGGGACAACACCCATACGTTTGAAAACTACTCTAAGTACTTGAGCAACAACGGCAAGAGCTTGGACTACGTTATTACACAGATCAGCTTTAACGAAGAGAACGACAACCAATCCGTTCTGTTCACGCCGACTGGCTACATTAACAAAGCGCAGTACGCTGTAACTAGCAAGGTAGCCGCATTGCCGGAAGTTCAGAAGATGGTAGTTATGACTCCGTATCAAGCGGATGTGTCAGGGCGTGTAACAAAGTTGGTGCATCAAGTCAGCAAAGGTAAACAGCGTGATGAAGACCCAATTGATGAGCCAGTGAAGCGGGCATCAAAAGCACCTGCCACGCCGGTCACTAAAAAAGACCTAGACTCGGTAGTTAAAGCTTGGAGCGACGAGGAGTAATCCATGATCTACGGATATAGCCAACGACTTGTAGAAGCCAATAAAACGGCAGACCCTAGTTCGTGGGGCGTCCTCCTTGGTTCACGTTGCATTGAGTACGGCATACCTGTCAGTTATGTAGCTGGGAAAATTGGTGTGAGTCGGTCAACGATTTACAACTG